ACATTTGTTGTCTGGTCAATCTTTTTCAGCTTATTAATTACTGCCTGGTTCCGATTGAGAGCAGATTGAAAGTTTTCATGCATCTTCATTTGCTTGAACTTATCCAGGTTGGATGTTAAGAAAGTTCGCTTATCTTCCGAGTTTTCAAGCTGCCGCTTAAACATCTTAACTTCCTTTCCAACCTTACTAAATTCTTTTTCATTGCTACTCTTCTTGTAATCCTCACCACGACCCCAATGCCAATAATAAAGCTTACCACCTACTGGGATGGATTCAATTATTCTGGCATGATCAAAGTTAAATGTATCTCCAGCAACATAGTTGTCTGCAAGTTCTGGAATATCCTTACTTATAGAATTGATAAATTTAAAGGGAGGTAAGATTTGTCCGAATACTCCAGATCCAAGACCCTCTCTAGCAGTTTGCATCCGTACATACTTTGAGGCACCACCCATTGTCCAAAGATTATCAATTATATGATCACTAAAGTTGCTTTCCTTTCCCATTAACCAATCTTTAATTTCATCGGCGCTCGCATTGGCAAGAGCTAACAAAGCTCCGAGTTTAACAATATTGCCAAGACCATTAATTACCTGAGCTTTATCCTTATTATTGGTGCCTTCCTTGATTTCGTTATATACTTCGTTTCGAAAAACATCAAATTGCTTAATGGTATAAAGCTTGAGCATGTAGGCAATTCTACCATTTCCTCCATTCAGATAAGGTGCAGGCATCTCAGACAATCCAACAGGCTGAAAGCCTAACAATGTATGATACAGCAATAGCTTAACATTTGGGCTTGGATTGTTTGCTGCAATATCTTGCATTACACGTTCAGACTCTTTTCCAAAGATCGGAATAAGTTTCTTCTTTAACTTTATTGTTCCTTCTGGAGTTTCAAGCCACCTCTTGTATTTGTCAAAGGCATTGTTTATTAATGTCTCTTTGCCAATTGAGTCCATTCGTTCAAGCCCAACTAGCTTAAATACCTTACTGACTGCATCTCCCAAAGTTGAGCTGTCTGCAAACTCTTGTGCTATTCTCTCTTGCCCAAGATCTTCCTTGGTTATGAATGATCCTCCGAAGGCTTTATAAATCGGATTAAACAGCCTAGATTTTTTGAATGATCCAGTGGTGGCCTTGGTCAAGTTTTTAACATGACTAATCATACCTCTAGGCGTCCATACTTCACCAACATACATTGCCCAGGCCTGATCGCCAATTTGAGTTATTGCTGAAAATGGACTGCCCATAACATCGAGATAAGAAAAGTTTTTATACCAACTAATCCAACCTGTTGTACCATGTTCGTTAAATCTTGCTTTGAGAATTTCATCAACTGTTCTTTCATCTTCAGGTCTAATGCCCTGAGTAGGATCGATTTTATTCAATGCTCTTAAATCCTGAATATATGCACCGATATGTTCAGCGTAGTTATTCTCATTCAGTTTGAACTTATCAAGTTCTTGTTCTATCCTAAGCAAGTCGCCAGAAATATCTTTCATACGTTGCCTAATCTTTGGAAGATCAACTTGAGTTCCTTGCATACTAGCTTTTTCAAGCTCTTCATATTTAGCTAACTCAGCTGTCTTTTTATTCCTTTCTTTTTTCAATGCAGATATTTCAGTAGTTACCTTTCCGAAGAACTTTCTAGCCTCTATCTTTTTAGTCATCCCATAGATATATGCCATCAGTGCTGCATCAGTATCCATGTAGTATTGCATAAGTTCTTCTGGAATAATATCATAAATACGTTCTTTAGTATTTCCAGGCCTACCAAGTCCAACATTCTTCCCTAGGATTAAATTACTAACTATATCTGCTGCCTGTTCAGGATATGTATTTTCAAATTCCTCTACAGACATCTTAAGTTTCTTTGCATAAACTTTCAAAGCATCTTCAAAGATTGCACGCTCAGGAAATCCTCTAATAGCCATAAGTAATCCACGAGTATCTTTGACAACTCTTGGCCAGTGTTCTTCGATATAACCCATATCAAGACCAACAGCTTCTGCATCGCTATGAATTTGATCTAAGATACCTCGAATGTTTTTCCAATCTTCAGTAATTCCATACTTACTTGCGATTTGCGAGATCTTAGCTGTGTCTGCATTATTTCTAGCATCATTCCAAATAAACTGATCTTCTTTACTCATTTCTTTTTTCTTATTAAGTAAAGGTTCAGCCTTCTCCAATGATTCAGTAATTCTAGTTACTATAGCAAAATCCATGTTAATTAGCTTAACTGGAAGTTCTTGATTAATGGATCTAAGCCTAGATGATGAAGTACCTAAAAACTTGTCAAGTAAATACTTTGCTTCATGGCCATACTTTCTTACCTTCTGGCCAATCTGATGAATCATATCAGGGCGTTGTTTAAAACGTTCTTTATACTCTGCATCGCTGATCTTCTGTTCAGCTTGAGTTTCACGAACCTCGAACATAGGCATACCTTCACGGAGTGCATTAGCTTGACGTTCATAAATCTTTCCACTTTCTACCTCACGAGCTAACCCTGAAACAGTTTGCTTACCAAAACTTAGCAATTGCTGAAAGAAGTCCATTACTCTTTGAATTACTTTACCAAACGCAGTGTTGTGATATGCCTCTCGATTAACCATAATCTGAGCAAACATGTTCGCACGATTCTCAACCATCCTCTGCTTCGGATCTTCATGAGTACTCAGAGCAAAATCAAGCTTATTAAGTTTACGAAGTTTATTAAACTCCTTATTCAATGCACTATCATCTGCTTCTGTAATCAATCCCAGATTGTCAAGTACATGCTTGTTCTCATGCCAAAGAGTCTTGTTGTCTGCGAAGTTTTCATCAAGGAGAATTTCATTCCCAACTGTAATGCCAAAGATACTTTTACCTTTTGACATCTGTCCAGTTTCAATTGCTAATTTAATGAAGCCTTCGCCTGCATTTTGAATACTATTGATCGTTACGCCTTTTCCATTCTTGAACTTAACTGATACTGATCCATCAGGAGATTGCTTTATTTCTTGATTTGGAAAAGCTTTTTTAATATCTTCAAGATTTACTTTGCCTAATGCTTCCTGATTTTCAGTTGCTTGAAACTGTGAATCAGTATAATTTCTAGTCGCATAAGATTCCCAATGTTTTTCTCCTTTATCAACATGCTCTTTTAATTCACTAATCCAATGTCTTGCAAGCTCCCAATTTTGTTGGCCTATTGCAACATTAAGAGAGTTGGCTAATTTATGTGCTTCATTATAAGCAGGTAGTTTACTATGTGCATCTGCAAAAATATTTAATGCATTATCAATATCGGAACGTAATTGATTCTCAGATATATTTCTATGTTTAGCATTGTTTATAATATTTTCATTAAATTCTTTTTCAAATCCATAAGGATGATTTAACCACTTATAAATTTTATTTACTTTTTCAGAAACAAATTCATACCCGCCCTTAAAAAAGTTTGGTTTCTGTGCCATTCTATGAATTAAATCTCCAGCATGTTCAACTACTGGATTAATAACACCTCCACCAGAAACTTGCTGAACTTTTATCATAGCAAGTTCAGGATTACCTCTTTGCTGCTGTGCAAGAGAATCAAATTTATCAACTGCTTGATCTTCGCTTACCTGAAACTGTGGAACACTACCTACTTGTTGTTCATTTGTGAACGAACTGTTGGAATTTGCATCAAGTACTTTCTTAACTCCAGTAAATCCTTCAGGACTTTCTATTATTTCATAATTTTCAGGATCAGGAAGATCACTTATAATTCCTTCAAGATATTGTCTGTTTTTATATGGAGCACCAGACTTAGTTACTAAATTAGTTACTTGAAAAACTTCAGCAGACGCTTTTGCATTGCGTTCAAAGTTTTGAAATAATCCTTCATATAATTTTTGCAAAACTTGCTTTTTCTGAAGGTCTTGTTCTTGATCAATCTGCTGCTGAACTAAGTCAAGCTGATCTTGATTTGTTTCAAAGACTTTAGCCGATTCAGTTGCATCTTGTTCAAAAGTCTGAAACAAATCTGAATAAAGTTTTTGCAGCTCTTTTTTCTTTTGTAAATCTTGTTCTTGCTCAACTCTTTGACCAATGACATTAAGTTGTTCTATATTAGATTGAAACACATTTCCAGACTCAGCAGCATCTTTCTCAAGACCTACTTTATCACTTTGAGTAAGATTTGCAGTGCCAAAAAGCTCCTCAAGATATTTCTGTCTACCATCTCTAGTAGTGTATGGAGCAAAAGCCTTCTTAACCTCAGGAGATTCTTTATCAAGTAACTCGTTACGCCTTTTGTTCAGGGCAATAAGTTTATTTTCAATTACTTTTCTTTCTTCTGCACTTATTGATGTTTCAGCACCTAATGCATAAGGATCAAACTTACGATTATATTGTTCAGAAAGAGTTGTAATTTCATTGTCAATATTTGTAATTCTTTCATTTAGCTGGCTTGCATCTTCATATCTTTTAGTAGCAAGTTTATTTTCAATCTCTTTTGCTTGCTTCTCTTCAGGAGAAAGAGCTTCATATTCTTTCTTAGCAAGTTCTTCTTTCTTCTTTATTCCAGCATTAATCCGATCCAGAAGATCCTGACTATTCTTATTATCATCAACAATCTTTCTAATCAGTTCATCCGGAGCAACATTCAACTCTCTTGCTTGCTGATCAAGTTTATCAAGATTCCCCAGCAGATCCTGATTAGCCTTAAGAGATTCATTCAGCTTCTGAACGCTTTGGCCAATCTCATCATCTTTCAGATTAAGAATATTCTCTGCTCGTCTATCAAGTTCTAATTCTTTCTCAGTCTTTTCAGGTGGCCTATTTGTTCCTGGAATTAAATTTGCACCACCACCCATCACTCCGCCAAGAATAATAGCTTGTGCAGCACTTTCTGGAACTCCATCCAGTAAAGGCTTATCAAGTGCAGCATTAGTAAAGATTGTTTCTTGTACTGATTGTGGCAACTCTTCAAACACACCTTCAGTTATACCACCACCAATAATAGATTTTACAACACCTTTAAATCCTTCTTTCTTAGCAGGATTCAATCCAGCAATTATCATTGTATCTATATCTGCAAAGCCAAGTTTCTTAGCTAGTGATCCACCAACAATACTAAATGCTGCTGTACCTACTCCCGAGGCTGCTGCAAGTGCAGCTTGTTCAGCCGTCAAAAGATTATCAGGTGTTACATTTCTTATTTGCTCTGCAGTTTGTCCAGCAGATATTGCACCTTCACCAACTGATCCAGCAGCTATAGCAGCCTTAGTTTTACCCAAAGCAGTTACGGCTTTCGGTGCTAATCTGCTACCAAGAGCAAGTGCACCACGCCCTAACACACCACCGGCAGCGACAGCTGGAAGTGTCTCAACAATACCATGAGCAATAGTGCTTGGATTTTCCAGCATTGCTTGTGCAGTATCAACAAAACCTTCTGCCTGATCAATCTTTTTATTCGCTGCTTGTTGTGCTAACGAATATTCTTCAGAAAGATCTGCCTGCCATTCGTCAGGCTTTATGCCAATAGTCTCAAGACCACGACCAACTCTACCACCAGTTGGAATATCAGCAAGCCCCACAAGTCCTTGACCTGCACCAATAACACCTTTAGCAAGAGATATACCAGTATCTTTTAATGTGGAGCCTAGAGTACGTTCAGGTACAGGATTATCGAAAGAATCAAACTGAGCATAAGGATCTTCTTCTGAATCGTCAAACTGATCGTAAGGATTTATATCCATCTTTAATCTTCCTTATAACTATATTAATAATATAAATTATTTATCTTCTGCCCAAGATGGTAAATATTTATATCTTGCTTTAAACAAAGCTTTTGTGTTAGGATTATCACGTAAAAATTTAAGCGCTGGATGATTTTCTGGCAGCTGCCTTGGATACTCAGATGATGTCGGAGTTCCATCAACATATCCAGAATCATCCGCATTTGGCATTAAAAGCCTTTGTCTCTTAGTATTTCCAGTAGGATCAATAGGATCAGGCTCTTCAATTATCATTGGCTGTAATCTACGTTCTTTAACTGGAGGCTGTTGTAATACTTGACCTTGAATATCACGTAATTTATTTTCTGCAATAACTCCCTGCTCATCTATTCGATTCTTATCTTTATCCAGAGAAAGCTGATCCCTTGCAATTTGGTTACGATCTAAAGTAGAAAGGAAATTTGCCCTATTAATATCTCGATCTGCTTCAGCATTCATTATTTGTGCATCAGCTCGAGCTTGTCTACTTTGCAAGCCTCGTACAAACATTCCTCCGATACTATCATCTACAAGTTCTTTTGTATCTATTGGAGTTGCTCCAAAGAACCTACCACGAGGAGCATTTGCATAAGCATCATATCTAGCCTTTTGTTGCCTATGATAATCATCCCAAGTTGGCTGTTGCCTACCTGATTGATTTATATTTCTTAAAGTAATTGGTTCTTTATCTCCTTTATATGAAAGAGTATTTCCACCAATATCATAAGTAGTAATATCTCCAGTTTTCGAAACAGTCATCTTGCCTAGTTCTGCATCTCGCTGTGCATTAGGAATTTCTTTAAGTTTAGGAAGATTTGAATTTGTCGAAGACTGATAGGTTGAAGGCTGATATAATGAAGGTGTTTTTGGCTCACCTAAAGAAGTCACTCGTCCTATTGTCTTTTGATTATTTTGTGGATTACTTCCACCATAAAATGCTTCACTATTTGGATCTCCTGGAGTCATTGGAGCTTGTATCTTTTTTAAAGGTGTGGACACACTAAAATTTTTATCTGTAAATGCCTCATCCATAGTAGGCAAAGGACGTAATTTTTTCTTCGTCTCTTCATCAATTTGATTCAAAGCCATTTTAGCCTCACTGATAAATTTTATTATTCAAACGCACTAACAGTTTGAGAAACAACACTGTTCAATGATGCCAATGCAGCCTGTGCAGTCTTAGCAAAAACATCTGCCGCAGCAGCAAGTGCCTGAACATCAATTTGACTATTTTGAGTAGCATTCTCTCTTCTATGTTTATAGATATCAATCCCAGCATTAAGCTCAGCCAGTTTTGATTCCAAAATTAGTTGATCTCTATTCTGCCTGGCTCTGTACCAATCTGCTGCAGCACTCATCATCTTAGCCTTAATATCTGTATTCAGTGCAGCAATTTTTGAGGCAGCATCAGGAGCTACTGACAGCGCCCTAATATAATCTGTTGCTGCTTGCATTGCTGCCATTCTAGAATCAATAGTTGTCTTAATTGCAAATTTAATAGTTTCTATAGCAATTTCAATTTGTTTCACTGCAACTGTTGTTGTGGCAATTCCTATCCTGCCTGCTTGTTCAAAGGTTGCCTGATTAAGATCATAGATCATTGGCCCCTGGACTAGCGAAAACCCTCTGGCAGCATATCCAGAAGTTATGCTTGCAGAAACTCTTTGACCTTCCCTAATAATTCTATCACGTTCACGCTGAATTATTTGATCTTCAAGTGCTGCCGGAATTCCTGTTCCACCATTAGTAATCGTGTTGACCAGCCAATTAGTGGCTTCATCAAAAGCATCACTTGCTAACGGATAATAGGTGGCAAAAAATTCTGCAAGCTGATTAGATAATAGTGCAATTAATGCATCACGTTCTGCCTGATAATTATATGTTGAATCTTCTACTGTGGGTATTTCTGGTTCTACTGCTTCAACATTAAATCCTGACGAAGTAGTAGGAGGCGTAATGTAATAACCTGCATTACTTCTAATAAGATCATCTGCAGCTATTTGTGCTGACTCAGTTGAAGTATTCGCAGTAACTAGTGCATTTGCAATAATTTCATTTATAGTCTCTGCAGCAGTAGGCATTATATTCTCCTATTTAATTGCATGATTTCAAACATAACATTTTCAAGGTCAAAACTATAGCCATTATTTTTAAGTATAAAATTCCAATAATAACCAGACAAACCACTTCCCATATTAACACGTTGTCTTGTAGTAGTAGTACTTGAATCTTTCATTACAAATGTCTGAGTTACTCCATCAGCTTCAACTGTTAATGAAAGTTTCCCACTTGAGTTCAGTCCTAAATATGCTGAAGTAACTCTCTTCTTATAGAACGAGCCTAGATCAGATCTACCAAAATCAACCTGAGCATCTATATTAGTTCCATTATCAGTAGTCCCAGTTAATTCATAAATCCCATCTGCCGCTACACCATAATTCTTACCTTCATATGTATAGAAAGAATTATATCCATAATTATCATACTGACTAGTTGCTTCAGTATCTATATTAACAACCCATACACGAGCAGTATTATCAAGAACAGACGTTCCAGTCGTGGCAAGAGTAGTATCTAAACTTGTAAGATTTGCATCAAGTGAAGCAAGGAACAAGCCAATCACAGAGAATGTACCAGATGATTCAATACTCTCAAGCAATTCAGCAATATATGCTAGATTGCCTGAGATAGTGTCAACGATCTGGCCAGTAGAATCAAGAACTACGATATAACTTGGACGTATTCCAAATGCACTCAAAGTATATGCAAAGGTATAGAGTTTACGTTCATTCGGAGTAGCATCATAAATTCCAAGAGATACGAGTGTGGGAAAAGTGACGTCACCTTCTCCATACTCTCCTTCTCCACCTTTAGCTACCATTGCCGGAAGATTTCCGTCACCATCAAGATACGAAATAGTATGAATTATTCCGCTTGATACCAGATGCGGGAATGTGACATAGCCGAAATTGGTAATGGTCGGGACGTATAACCCACCCTCGGCATAAGATTCTAATGCAGGAAATAAAGAACTTGCAGCTCCATAACTAGAAAGAACTCCTCCGAATCCTTGTAAAGCAGGAAACATAGCAAATCCACTATTGCTAGAACCTGTTACAACAAAGTCTCCACTTCCGGCAAAAGATACTGATGCTTGTTGACTTTGATTAAGTGTAAGAGATCCTATTCCACTAAAAAGCGCCTGATAATCCTGTATTGTTAGTGATCCATATCCGATCATTTATACACTCCCATATTGAACCACGCCAGTGGCAAATGCAGCCGATGCTACTCTATCTCCAGCGGTATAAAGATATCCGTAGACATAGAGTGGAATTAGTAATGATTGCGGAGTGACGTTCGATGTGTGAACCACAGATGATGTTCCAGTCTTGACGAAATAGACTATGGTGTTGTCGGTCTGACGGTAGACCCGAATTTCCGATAGAACCGTCTGTGTCGAATAGAGCGTCTTAACCATTGCTCCATTTTCGTAAACTCTCACCCCGTTCTGGTCACAGATAATTCCATGCTTGAATCGTGCGACTCCTTCGCCCTCCATCCCTTTCGGCCCGACAGATATGCAGGCGCTCGTTACTCCAGAGCCTACAGTGATCTTGACACATTTTCCGGCTTCGAGTTCATCGATTGATCGTGCCCAGGAGTTCCAGCCACTGTTCGTCAACTTAAGAATTTCAGTATATGTCAGCGATTCGGACGATGCAGTTGTCGCCTCCTGTGCTGGCATTGTGGTGATGATGCTGTAGGATACTGTCGGGGCAGGCTGCGAATCTGTCAGTGAAGTTCCATCGTTGTATGTTCCGTCTGTTATGGAGGGGATATATGTCTCATACCCATCTGCCATCCCGATATCAAACAGTGTTCCCCACGACTCATCACCTTCTTCTGATTCCTCATATATCCATGTTGACTTATCCTCTGCCATGACAGCATCCCACAAACTCGTATATTCAGGAGTAGAAACGGATGTACTGGTTGTACTCAACAACTGTGTTGGAGGATTTGAGGCAGAATATCCAACAAAGTAATACAGCCCATATCCAGCATATCCAACCCAAAAAGCAAGATAACTTCCATCTGGATAAGTATATTTGGCTACTCCAAGTTGAGTTTTACCTTGCTCATAAACAAGTTTATGGTGCCATGCTTGATTGAATGTATTAGGATTTTGGCCTAAATAACTTATTCCATCATAGTCGCCAGGATATAACGCTCTCATCATATCAGTATCTTGTGCTGACGATGATAGCGTAATACTTTTTCCTGCACTAGTTGGAACATCACCAACAAATCCTTCAGGATAATAAATTCCATATTCTGTAATGGCAGGATTTATTTGTAGAGTTCCATCTGCATCAATCCATCTTCCGTCAGGTAACTGAGTCCATCCGTCAGGGATATAATAATATGACTTTGTTGAGGCAGAAGAAGTACCATTTGTGGTCGAAGTATATCCATCCGTTCCAGCAGTTGATCCAGGTTTGGTAATTGTTTCGTATTTAAAATCTTTGAGAAGTATGCTCATGGCATTCCTATTGTGTATTTATCATAAGGACCGACTGGCATCTGTGGCAAAACTGGAGGAGGTGACAGGTAATTGGCAAGATCAATAACCTGTTTATCTTCTCCAAACAGCCCGACCTGGAAATTATCATATTCAGTCACATCAAATGGAAGTCTGCCGAGTTTTTTCCATAAATCAGTGCTTGGATTTCCTTCAGAGTCAATGATCCAGTGCAGGCTTGCAAATGAGTAAATTTCAGTTACTACCCCATCAACAGTGATTGTCTCTTTCACAACACCGATTAAAAAAGTATCCGTTAGCGTCACGCTGACTGGTCGAACATGCACAAGTGTTTGTCCTACATCAGTTCCAGGCAATGCCGTCCATGCAGCGAATGGAGATCCGTAATAGACGGCCTTGACCTCTTCCTTGACCTTGTTGCAGATGCATAAATAAAGCGGAATTGTATCGAACATCCCAGCATAGGTAATATCAGGCCGCACTCCGTTCTCTGCTGAAACTTCAGTCGGTACAACTACAGTAGCAGCAAACAACCCTGTCGGTGTAAACTTCACTGCACCATATTTGCGAGTCCATGTGTAGATATTTCCATCGTGCGCATGGAACATGACCGAGTCATATGGGTCTCCCCAGTTGTTGTTGGGGTATGGTAAAAGTTGGTGAAGCATTCGCTTTGCCCCATGCCAATCTCCAATTACTGCAATATCGGCAAGTGAATCCAGCAAACTGATGAATTGGTCAGAGTTGATTACATAAGAAGTTCCCCCGACTGTAAATGTGTAATATAGTTTCCATTCTTCATCAGCAGAATTGGCATTGAAATATGCCTCGGTAGGGCTTGAACCAGTCCAAGGACCTGTATTAGTAACGTCTGCCACATGAAGAATCGTTTGCACCCCATCACTGACAAACGAGTAATATCCCATCGGCCATGCAGGAACAATTGAAGTAGTATCAAGAAGCAATGTGCGGAGTTCTGATGGCATACTCCCGATAGGAATAACAGTTTCTAGCAAGACAGGAGTAACGGTAGGAAACTCCATATTCCACACGCAGACAAACTTGTCCTCGTAATTTTCATACAATGCATACTGGTGCATTACTTGCCAAATCGCTGTCAACTGCTGAACAATCCTCCAAGGCTGCACACTTCCAGCCATAGGATCGCCTCCCCCGACCTGCATGGAAATTTCTTGCCTTCCCCCAAGATTTGATCCATTTGAACTATAGAATAACCTTGTATTGTCAATGATATACTTTGGAAAATCTGCTGTGCCGTTGTTGTTCAAATCAACAAAGACATTATCGTCAACTGATATACAAAATCCCTCTGCTCCATTAAATGGCATGATTCCAGGGATACAGGTATCATCTCGCACCCAAACGGTATCCGGTCCTTCAGTATCACCATCAATCAATCCATACGGTGACAAGTGCCCCATTGGGCGAAATTTCACGATCTGGTTGCCGTCTGCAATCATGTCCTCTACACTCGGGACATCAAATATCTTGAATAATGGTTCGTTGCCATCAGCCGCGTAGTAGATGGTATAAAGATCCTGCGCCGCATTGAATCCACCGGCCCAGTAATCAGCAACCGCGATCTTGATTCCGTCCTGCGTCGAACAGGCAACTACAGCCCCCATCGGTGCAGTAACTCTACCTCCGTCGATGTCTCCAAGTTGCCATACCTTGAACCTGAACCCATCCCATACAATGCATGAGCCTGGAATATCCATCTCCTTGATTGCATCGAGTTTCTTCTGTGCGAACCATTTACGCTTCAGGCTGCGGTCGCCGTCGAAGGTGATCACAATATAGTCTCAGTCTGTCCATGAAAATTAGTCCAAAATGATGACCAATCATCAACAAACACAGATTTTGTTGCCGACAAGAGGAGGATTGCACTTCCACTTGCAGTAATGCTTTTCCATGTATCCGATATAGGCAATGTCTTTTGCTGCCAGTTTACGCCATCCTTTGAAATTACTACATAATTACCTGAATTTGGTACACCACAAAATACTGTTCCATTCCATACCAGTCTATACCATAAATCAGTTGTTGGAAGTGTCCCTTCTATCCAAGTAACTCCATCGACAGTAGCTATTGATTTATTGCTTGCATATGGTCCTGATGGTAACATACAAATTATGTTGTTGCCCCCAGCTACTGCCTTAAATTGTGCAGAAAAAGGCAGGGTGCTTGATATCCATACGTCTCCATCAACAGAAATAGCGGCGGTATTTGTGGATAATGCCCCTATATTCGTACAAAATAAATTTCCACTCCAGGCTATTTTCTCCCAGTGAGTTGTTATAGGAAGTGCTTTAGATCCCCAAGACAATCCATCCGCCGAAGTATATAAATAATTCCCGTACTCGAATGGAGAACAAAAGACTCCATTGCCCCATGCAATGCCTGTGCTTGCAAAGTTTATATCAACCGGATTAGACTCTGTCCAAGTAACTCCATCAACTGATCTGCTAAAAATATGTCCAGGAACAGATGGACCATTACTACACGCACAAAATGTATTGCCATTCCATGCAATATCTTTCCATCTCCCAGGAGTCAAAACAGCACCTTCTGTCCAGTTCAGGCCATCATAAGAAGTAGCAGCAAATCCAGAGTCAAGTCCTAGTGCACAGAACACTACTCCATTCCATGCAACTGCCTCCCAATTCCTACTTGTTGGCATATCTCCTATGAGCATTGTCATAATTTATTCAGCCGGAAACCCAATAGAGTAAGAATTGATCGGTTGTGACACACCAGAAGTCATGTATGCATTGGCAATGATGAGATCCTTGGCAACCGTGCCGACAGTTCCTTGTACCCGTTTCTCTGTAGTGCTCAACACTCCAGTATCGGTACTCAGCACTCCGCGATAGAATGATGCATATCCCGACGCTACATTGGTTCCGGTCCATGTCTCAGCTGCAGCTTTGGTGATGACTCCGCTTGTCGGTGCATCGAACGTTCCTCCAGTACCTCCACCACTTACAGAGATAGTACAGAGCAACGTAGCCGAACCGATAGCTGCATCTGCCGTAGCCGGAATAAGTGCATCAGCCGCCGCCTGTGAAGTAGCCGAGCCATAAATCTTGATCAGAAATCCGCTCATCCCAACCGAGAACGCTCCAGTGCCAAGTATGTAATTCCTCAATCCCGTACTTACCTTAAAAGACATATTTCACCTCAATCGACTGCGGCGATAATTTCGCCAATTTCAAAAGTTAATGGACTCGCATTACTGATTGCACGAGAAGAAGCAAGTGCTCCTTTAATTAAACAAGTTCCAGCAGTAGAAGCAGTCCATATGCTTGCGTGAGTAACTGTATATGTTCCAGCCGCTACAGCCGGAGTAAATACAACTTGCGTCGTACTGGCCGATGCTCCACCAGAAGCAGCTCCCATCGTTACTGCTTGCCTCACATAATCTGCATCAGCAGCTACCAAAACTTCGTTAGAAGCCCCAGTTTCTCCAGGATCTCCAGTATGCAGTCCTACATACCATGCTGTTGGCCTAGTCACAGCACTAGTATTAAATATCCAGTTAATAAGTAAGTTTTCTCCATCATTGGTAAATGCGCTCATAATTTCTCCTTATGCTGAAACTAGTGCAAATCCAACTGGTACACGAAGTGTCCCAAGATTAGCAAGAGTAAATGGAGAAGCAAATAAGGCAGCAGATACCAATAACCCAGTAGTACCTCCACGAGTTAATCCGGTTGTAATAAATGCACCACGAATTGTTGCTGCTCCAGTAAAATCAAACTCATTCGGTGCTGAAGATGTAGTAATAGATCCAGCAACTGGAGAAGGAAGAGTCAATGTAAGTCTGTTAGTACCAGATGTCGTATAAGTTGTATTTTCTCCACAAGCAGCAATAAATGTAGTCATTGTATCCGATGCTTGAGGTGTATAATTATTTTCAAACAATGAAATATAAAATGTTGTATTTTGACTTCCACCCTTAAAGCAGGCATTGAGCATATAAGCAATCATTTCAGCAGGCATAAGATTGCCAACTTCTTGTTGCGAAATAATTTGTCCATCTGCTCCTATCTGTGTAGGAGTATAGACAAATCCAACTTTACAATCATTATCCATTATGCATCTCTCCTAATTTGTTCTGCAGTTATCCAACTACTTGCTGCCATAGTTGACATTGACGAATCCTTCAAACTTGCTATTGCTTGCTTCATTCCGTTTTCTTCTCGAATCAACAAAGCTCCGCTATCACTGTAATCTGGTGCAACTTGATTTTCTTGCAAGTTTTTTATTTCTCCTCCATTTCCTGCCATAATTAATCCTCTTGTTGAAAACCAATACACAATTCCATTTGCACGTTTTTGCCCCGTGCCAAGAGTCGCTCCATATTCAAGTTTAGTCAGTTGCTGGAAGTTTTCAGGCCCAGTTCCAGCAAAGAAATAAGTTTTATCTGCAACAATCCAAACACCATCATCGACAGGCTCGACGACAGTTAAATCAGCACTAAACTGAAAATAACTATTACTTAATTGTGAAACAAGATCAGTTGAATATGCCTCAGTTACATAAAGCAAATTATCTTTTGCAATCAAAAGTCTACCATTATGCTCTCGAATAATTTGACCCGCTAGTGGCTTTGTCATAAATTGTGTAGCAAGATTCTTTCCACCATCAAAAGCTAGGCTTACTTGATAACTAAGTGTTCCAATCGCTACATCTCCACACTGATAAAATACTTGGCCATTTGCAGTGGTCATGTATAAACGAATACCTGTAACTTGGCTATCACTTGAAGCTGGAAGGCTAGTAAATATTATGCTGCTATTTTCTGTAACTGAAATCGACGTAATATTACTCGCTCCGGATTCATTCCCAAGTGCATCATAAAAAGTCAGGCAGCACAGATAAACTCCAGCACCAAATATTCCAGTAGAACTATAAACTACTGGAGCTGGCGGATTACTTATGCCCCAATTCTGGGCTACGCTGTTTATAATCTTTTTTCCTACCAATCCATCACTAAAAAATAACTCATTGTTATGTTCATAATGAGCAAAAGTATCTCCAAGAATTCCAGTTGCAATATTAGTAGTTGTCCAACTTGAACTAACCTTTTTAAGTGTTGTATTCTCTACTATAAACTGTCCTTGAGAGCAAGCAAATCCATACTTTACATTAAATCCACTATACTTTTTTGTGCTTCCACTTCTGATCTTGATCTTGCCTGCATTAGTAAAATCCACACTTACAGCATTTCTCACTTCTGCTGTAGGATGATCATCCGATCCCTTTGACAAAGCATGATCCTCTGCACGATTATTCATGCCTCCAAAAGGCCCAAGTGAAAGTTTCATTTTATCTCCTTTACCTGAGCATCAAGCCACGAGAATAAGATGGAATAGATAGTTCTAGTGTTCGCATGGCTTCAAGGAAAAATCTTTTATATTTAAGTGTATTTTTCATTTCATCATCTTTATCATCTTCAAGCCGCTCATATGCTTTCCACGCTCCAAAATTTACTAGAAGCGCTTCTTGCAAATGCTCAGGTATGCCATCTGGTGTATCAGCATCATTAACCATATTAACTGGTTTTCGATAGTAATGTAGTGTTACTGCTTCACTAATTGTAGGAATTCCCTGATAATAGAACTTTCTTCCATGTTCAATAACTTCAGAAATCTTGCCTGATTTATTTAACAATGGATATGTTTCTGCAAACTCAATAAATGATTCTGCTATATCAATCTCACTCCCAGTAGATGAAGATACAAATTGTAAGTCTCTATGAAAATTAGTTGGCATATTTACATAAGCGGCAGTTGTAGAAGTTGATACTGTACCTATAACAAACAACTCAGGCAGCGGAGGCGTAAGTGAATTCGGTAATGGATTATCAATTCCATCCAACAGTGAGGGCATTCCGCCGGCAATTTCATAAACACCTTGATTAATAAATCCACCTAAATAAGCTACTATTGCAGGATTATCAACAAGAATATTTACTTTAGCTATCAATTCTGCATAAGTATTCTCTGTTTGTGTAACTGCTGTATCTCCATAAAATATCTGAAGTGTATCACCATCAGACATTGAAGATGTATCATAGGTTAGTGTAAAAACTTGTCCAACAAGTGTGCCAGTTAGTACAGCAGAAGTTGAATTATAAATAAGAATTTCATCAATACTATTAATGATGGCTTCAATATTAGCTTCAACTATAGTATCAGTGAAAGTTATAGTACCTTCACTAGCATCAAATACATAATCAGTTCTAAGCATTAGAAAAGCTCCAATAGTTTATTATAAATCATCTGGAGTTATCGGTGTAGTTATAAAATTTTCTTCGGGTTCAGGCCTATATACTGGAACACTTTGCTTCTCACCTAATGGTTTAGGATCTGTGTAATGTGGATGCTTTTCTTCCCAACAAGTATCAGCACAAACAAACAACTTATCCCAGGTCATCCGACAGTCAGACGCATACCTCTGAAATCCACATTGATCACAGATAACTAAATAATCACCAGGTCTATATGACATTATTAATTATTCCTCCAACTCTAGTAAATACTTCAAGTAACTTATCCATCAGCTGTTCATGTTGTCCATATCCAGCTCCTGGAAGTGATGCCCAACGTGAACGACATTTGTACAATGCATCATTAATTAAGCCATATTCGATATCAGTCAACGCTCTACATTCACGAATTAACTGTATAGCTATTGCATCTTGTGATGCTGGAGAAAAATCATTAAGTCTTAACTGCTTCTTGTAATGCCTGAATATCCATCCCATAATCTGATATCGTCCTGCAGCATCAGAGTGAATTATTTTTCTATGAAACTTTATAATCATTGAACGATATGGATGATCTGAATAATCATAAAACAAAATAGGTCTATTCGGAGTTGATCCAACTATAACTTTGTAGCCATTATCACTGTTTGGAACTTGAACAGTTCCTTCAGCCCAAGCGATTGTATCAAGAAATGATTTAAGTTGTAAAGTCATGGATTGCTTATTTACTGCCCTGAGATCTCTTTAAATTTGGCTATAATGCCCATTCCTATGATCACAACAAATCCACCCACACCGAGAGTTAATACAGTTCGCCAGATAATCTTTCCAGATTCTCCAAAAACTGAATTAAAGTTTTGATAGAACTGTGCAGCTTCTGCCATAACTTTAGGATCTATATCATTAAATCGACAAACTCCCCAATGGCTACTAGCTTTACGTTGGAGTGCTTCAGCTATTCTGTCGATATCATCATCAGTAAATAAGCTATGTCTTCGCTCAACTTCATGAGTGCTATTTTTACCTCGTTCATGCAGTTCCATTAATAGTTTCCTTATTTACATTAATCGCACGACTTATCTAAAAAAGCACATTCTCCACCACGCTCTAGCAACTTATCAAAATCTTCCCAATTCAACCATGCTCGGCCCTCAATGCCCCAATTATATCCCCAAGAGTTATGAATACAAACTGTTTCACGTTGAATATTAATACTACTTACTAAACAACAATGACCACCTACACAGCGACCAGTAGGATGAATAAATCCAAACTCATCAGGATCAGTCATTCCTGCATACCAACGCACACCGATAACGGCAGGTCCATACCAGGATAAACCAACAAGAGCTTCTTGCAATCCAAATGCCCAGTGATATCCAGTAATATGGCCAAGTTTCTTAGCTTCTTTCAGGCCAGCCAGCACTGATGTACCACTCATTTCTGGTTCTTGCCCTGGGAATTCATCATTCAATTGAGCTGGCCGATAAATTTTGTTACGTGCAAAATCAGCAGTAAAAACATCCTTATCGCCGGCTTTCGGCTCAGCTAAAAGTGCATGAGTTGTACCAAAACCAACACAAGCACCTTCACGACCTTGATCCAATACAGTCCTGATTAACCATACTCTAGAGATTAATTCCCTCTCAGGGAATACCTCAGTAACAGAAAAGCTTCTAGATTTCGAATCAAACTGCTCAATTCTGTCAAGCCGATTATCTATGGAATAACTATTATCTCGTAAGATTATCATATTGTTACGTCATCATTGATAGTATAATTAATATCATAATATGCATTTGCTAATCGTCGTAACCTCTCCTGAACAATAGCATTCTCAAGTGGCTTTTCTTCTTCTGCGTGCATAGGATCAAATGAAAAGATACCAATTGTAGATACTGCCATAAAATATACTACCCATGCCCTGAGTACAGCTAGTTCTTTCAACCACCATGATAATTCAGACGCGAGTATCTGTGCTCTAATATTTACAGCAAGCCACCAGTTTTCTGCTAGAAACTCTCTAATAGTATCAGCTGATGTTGCCCACCCAATATCATGAATAAAACACTCTGGAGAAATAGAAACATTATGAATTTTATCTGGCACTATTTTATCACCGAAGCCATTTCCAGCACCACAAAAAGTTGGCCACTTCTCAGAAGGAAAATCACTAGGCCATAACTTCTCAATCCATGCAGGAGCACTCAGTATCGCTTTATCACATCTTACCTTACATCTCTTCATGGACGTCCCTCGATTCGCATTCGAGTTGTTACACTATCAAAAATTACTTGCTGATTATACGATTTCCAGTTATCGAGATGCCCAATAAGAATGTGACATCGCCCACATAAAGTTATAGTATTACTGATATCAAGTTCAAGCGCTGGATCAATATGAAATGGTTTTATGTGATGTCCTTGTAAATTGTTCTTTCGTCCACAAGCTCTACACTTTCCACCATCAATGTGTATTCGTTCATCCCTAATCTTATTCCATCCTTTCGATCTAGATACTCGCTTTGCCTGTTCTCTCCACCAACCTGCCATCAGATTATAACCTCACACATATTTTAACTCCTGTTGGCAACTTTCTAAATCTATCACATCCACCTTCTCGCTTACCGTTACAATCAAAAGCAAAGCATACTTCATCTTCTTTGCAATAGCGATCTTTAACAGTTCTAATTCCTCGTGCATCCGATTCACTCATCTGCAAACTATCTTCGGCAATTATCCGCATAGTTAGCTCCAAAGATTCAAGATTATCTAGTTCATGCACTTATAGAAAAGTATATTAAATTACCATTTTATAGTACAGGAATTGAACTTCAACCCATAAGGACCGACAACAACTAACTTCTTATTACTATCTGAAACAGGTTTCCAGATAAGTCCATTCTTTCCTTCTTTACGCTTGCCACCATCTTCTACGGTCATCACCTTAGTACCGTCAATCCATACCTCGATGTTCTTTCCATACCATGATCCAGGATGAGAGAAACGAGCATTGCCACGATTGCCATTGCCATAACTTGATGGCTTGACTGTCTCGTTATGACCACCAGCAGGTGTTGGAGTTGGAACTGGCGTGGTTGACGTGGACTGTTCCGCTGTATATGTCTCTCCGCCATAGACAATGGTGAATCGAAGAGGGCGAGTATATTTATCTCCAGTCTTGGTGAGTGTAAATACTGGATGTCCATTGTATGGATGGGCTTTTGTAGCAACTTCACCATTCACAGCAACTGCTGTAATCTCTGCATCGGCTAAGGTAGGAAATAGAATAATAGCCACATTCCCATAACCTTCATCAGATTCACGTTCAAATATGATCTTATGAGGAAAGACCTTCGTTGTTGGGTTAGGTGTGGGAGTTGGTATAGGAGTTGGTATAGGTGTAGCAGTATCAGCCAACACTTTGCCACAATGTGGACATTTCAATCCGCTATAATCAAATCCAAACTTATCCAGTATGGATTTAAGTTCTTCAATCGACATTGCCATTACTCTACCTCTTCAATATCCGGCACTACTTTTTCAGTAACTGGAATAACAATATCTTTACCAGCCTTTAGGCTGTCCAGAACCTTGCCAACGTTGTTATCCAACCAACCCTTTGCAGCATCAATTGCCTGACCAAGATCATAAGCAGATTTCTGGTCAACTCCAGTAGTGTTAGTTGCACCAGAAGCATCTATAGTGGTATCAGCCCCTGAGTTGATCTTAATGTTTGTTTCTCTATAGTTAATCCCACCACAACCTACAAGGCTGAGGAGGGCTATAGCTGCTATAAGTTTCTTCATGTTGTTCTCCTTTAAAGATTCATGGCCATTCGTCGTACCCCATGCAATGCTTCAATTCGTGCTGCAATAGGAAGTCGAAATGGCTATACCACACCTCACACCGTTCAATTCCGCCGTTCCCGTCATACGTGATCTCGCAACATGCCGGAACAATCCCAGCATTGAGCGGGATACTCAACAGTGATAGCCACGGCTTTATTGGCCATGTAATCTTGTGGCACGCTATCGAGGTATCTATATAGTTCCCCTTGTGTATCACCAGCTCCATCTGGTCGAGGGGTGTCTCGTGCGTTACGCCTTCTTGCAGCGTATTTCCCGGCATTGGAGCACAAGAGACGAGCAGTAAAAACAGAAAAATTATGATCTTATTCATATCTTAAACCCCCACGGAGCCAACAGTCTGCCCTGCATGTCGAAAGCATACGGGGCAGAATATGGACTCTCCGTGCCATCAGCGAAGGTGGCGGTCAAAGTGTAAATAGTCACTGGCTTAGTAAGTGTAACCTCGCAGTCCATCTCCTGTAGTGTCGGTCCTGAGCCATAGCACACAGGCACGCCCTCTTGGTACAGCCTGTAGCCAGTGACTGCTGGAGACATCGGTGGAGTGTAGCCCCATGTGACATGGATGCTTGTTGCCATTGCTGCCGATGCCCATAGCAGCAGGATGCTAATTACGCTTAAAATTGCCAGGAGTCGCATGGATTCTCACGGTGTTGCTCGGGCCAGAGAACTCTATCGCGTTCGTATCTGAGTCGTTATATGCTTTGATGTAGAACCGATTCAGTGATCCGGTGTCATACGTAATTGTTCCAGTCGCGATCCTTGCCGTCTTCGGAATCTTGCTGATCACCGCTTTCTCAGGCAGTGTCCCGACGAGTTGGTAAATCTCAAATCCGGTTATCTCTGCCTCTGCTTCGGCGGTGTAGCTCCACGAAAACGTCTCGCTCTTTGTAATCATCCCTGCACTCGCCATAGCAGGAATCACCAGTAGTGCTATCAAAAGAATCCACTTCTTCATTCTGTGCCCTCCATAGAACATCTCATAATGTTTGGTACTTCCACTCCACTCTCAACATCCACAGTCGGCTGCCAGATCACCGGCCAATCCCTGATCGCAGCAGCCAGTGTCGTACCAAGGAACTCCCCGGTAAGGATCGGCTTGCGCTCGTTGGCGATTACAGGCTTGCTCTTGCCATCTTTGATATCATCGTCGATCACCGCAGCAGGATCAGGCTTGATCTTTGTCAGGTCAGGCAACTTGTCGGCTACAAGATCGAGGTAGACCGGGTTGTTCTGTAGGGCTGTAGTAGCCGTAGTATTGAGTTTAAAATACTCTGCGTGTTCAGGATCATCTTCGGTCTCCGAAGGGTCGGTCAGGAAGTGAACGAAGGTCACAGCCTTGAGCTTTCCTTGGGCATCCACAAAGGTGCCACAGGGCCATGAGTTCTCCCATGTCTGATCGTATAACGAACGGGGAGATGCAGGGTCTGTGACGTAGTAGCCGGATATCTTTGATCCTCGGTTTAGGCGGCTCATATCGCGTACTCCATGGCTGCAAGGATTTCGGCATCACTGGCAGACTTATTCCAAGTTTGTACCTGCCTGAATCCTATTGGTATTGTGCTATTCAACCCGAACCGTTGGTGTGTAAGTGGGTTCTGTGATCCATCATAGGCAGCAGCAGTGCCCCATGTAATTGCTGCATCGGTTGATTTCTTGTAGCCGATCTGTAGGATTGTCCCGCTTGCCTTTACTGCAATCAATATCTGCGTGTTTGCAGCCCATCCGCCCGCAACCGTGACCGTTGCCGTGTTGGTCCCATCAGTGACTTTCAGCACTCCGCCAGATGCGGCATAGATCAACCCGACAGCAGCATCATTGACAGTCGTAATGTTGGCATCTGCTGTTACCTGTGTTGATGATGGAATGAGCGTAACAAGTGACGCATGGGTGAATTGTCCGCCAGCACCTAGCGCAGTCAGCATCCTGTCATCCAGCGGGATAGCCAGCCCATTACCACCACTGGTCGCTGCTGTGGATGGGACTGAGGAACCACCAGGGCAGGCTGGCATTAGATATGGCGAATTTACGAGCATGGCGTGGGCAAACTGGAAGACCCCAACGCCAGCAGATCCAAATGTCCGCTGATCGATTTGAATCCGGGACGTTATGTCTCCAGCTGGAATTGTTTTTGTTGTGGAAGCAAACTGCCAGACTCCGGTTGTGTCTACTGTCATCGAAGAAAATGAATCGCTCGGCAGATGATTTATTTTAAATAGCGTCCTCCCCCCAGATGGCCCCCTAACCCATATCCCAGCAGATTGGACTGTCCCCTCCACAGTTGCAATGTTTGACGATATGACATATTGATCTACTGAGGTAAAGTTGCATACCCCAACCTCTATTTGCCCGCCAAACGGCCCATCAGTTACAACTGTACTCCTGGTAACATTGGGGGACTGAACCGGCCAATTTGTAGTTAAATGCTGACCTGTGTTTAATATGTTGGCATACGCAGGAGTAACCATCACCCCCTTGCCAGAATGATTCACCGGCCATGCAACGAGATTCCCGTCAGCATCGGGAGTCTGACCTGCTGCGCTGTAGACTGGCTGGGGGCCGATCTGTGATACAGTTCCATCGCTGTCTTTAGCGTTCCACAGTGATACCAGATTCCAATGTGGATTGGCTCCAACTACTCTGTCCGCCCGTGCTTGCTCATCAGCAGTCAGAGGTGAATCGTAAACCAGCACTCCCCTGTCGCCAACCCTGACATTGTCATCAGGAATGATCGAGGTAATTGGTACTGGCAGGTTATAGGTAAACTCAGGCAATGCCTGCATCTCAGCACCAAGAGGTGCAGTGATAGTGATATTTGGGTAGGCTGTGCCTACGGTTACTGGTGCGTCGAGCCCGAGTGGGCCTGGATATTCAGTGGGTTCCCTTGTCGTTCCATCAACCCATGAGGATGATTGTGTTATGTTCCCATACATGGCAGGTATTATCCAACCCACTCCAATCACCGACGTATTTTCTTGGTCGAGATATGTCGTGCCATCAGCCACAGTAAACCCAGCATCATTCGCCCACATCGTCCCAGTGCCATCCACCCGCTCAGTGATCGCAGTATCAGTCAGGTACAGCGTGTGCCCTTCTCCACTTGCATCGATCTCAAAAGTACTGCCAACATTGATCCCCGGCCAATATGCCCACAGCACTCCTGCCCGATGCACGTATATATCCCAGCAATCCGCGCCAGGAAATGTCAACGTGCCATTCACTGTGCAGGTCGGATCGCTCGGGCCACTGGCAGTAATGGTGTCGGTGATCAGAAGGCCAGTACAGGATGCACTGCCAGCACCAGCAAAGCCACTGGACTTTACCTGCTGGGTGGTGTGATTGGCAGTTGGGAGATACGATCTGAGTTTGCTGTCAATGATGTCGGTGCGATACCATGCAAGCAGGTTGGCGGTGTCGGGGTAATTCCCCTCATCCCCACCAAAACCTGAACGTGCGTACCCCCGAAATATGCTCTTGAAAATACTCTTTGCGACAGCCATCAATCCACCAACTGTACACCAACGGCATTAGCGGTTATCCCCTTGACGAATTGCAGGGTGATGGGACTATCTATCTTCAACGGTGCTGACGTTGCGGTCATGGTTACTGCCGCGCCGAACTCATCATACAAAGCAAGAGCTACTCCAGCTTCGTCAAGTATATTTACTGCAATAGTTTCAGCAACCAAAACTCCGGCAACCGTAACAGTTTTCGGCAATGAGTGAGCAGGAAAATAATGCCTGGCCGTCAGAGCAGCAGTTTGCTTAGGAATAATCATACTCATAATATTCTCCAATAGAATTAATTATTGTTACGAGAAGTTCATATTAACACAAAACCTGTAATAATAAAGTTTCCCTTATTATTACAAGTTCTTTTTTAATATGCTCGAAGCAACATGTAGCTGAATCCATGAGCAGCAGCTGGATCAGCTGAGCAAGTTACAGTCATAGTATTAGCAGTCATCACAACCTTGAGAATGCTATCAGTATCGTCAGTCGTATTATAGATTACGATCGGAATATCTGTGGCAAGTGCCCCAGTTATAGTGACTGCTTCAGCCGCTGCACCACCAACAGTTGTATGCTTTCCCGCATAAGCAATATAATGACTTGGCTTGAACGTTCCTCTGGAGCGGATAACAACATAGTGAAGACTATGTGCAGTTGAAGGATCTGCAGAGCAGGTAACCGTAACTGTATTAGCTGTACAAACAATATCACTAATCGTGTCTGAATCGTTAGTAGCCCCATAACAAGCAAAGGCCATATCAGTAGCCAGAACACCAGTTACTGTAATGGCCTCTGCAGCAGCTCCACCTACCGTAGTATGAGTACCAGCCGCTACAATATCCCACTCAGGAATACACTTATTTCTCAATACTGCATAATCATATCCATGAGCATTCAATGGATCTGCACTACCAACAATAGTAATTGTATTATCAGTAGCCATGGCGGAGACTATCTGATCATTATCATCAGAAACTTCATGATTGACAATGGCTATGTCGGTAGAAAGAATCATTCCACTTCTGGTAATTACTTCAGTAGTATCACCACCAGCAGAAGTAACTGGACCTTCAGCTAACTTGATTCCATACCCATAAACCTGACCATCAGGAACAAAGGTACAAGAAGCAGCAGTTCCAATATTAACCCATCTTGGGGCCTGTCCAAGAGCTACATCACTCTTAATGAATAAGCATCCAGGATTGTACCCAGCACTTCCAGTTGCAGGAACCGTAGATCCAGATGCCATTGATTTATTTCTTGTCGTATCAAGTGTGATACCGTTTGGAAAGTTTGTTACGCCCATAATTACCTCCACTGGGACAATTCTTCTTATCTCAAAGAACTGCCTGAAAGATTTTAACTTTCATTTACCCATCTTATTAAGACCGTTCTAAGCTCGTCACAAAGAACGGTCAGTTTACCTCTTTAGTCTTGGACGTTCAATTATGAACACCAAGTTATCATGCAGCACCAGGCGAACCAAAGATGCCTCGCGGATCAGACCAACCAAATGAACCCCGGAAAGTAGCTTTGAACTTGGCATTCTCAGTGTCAAAGTCATTCTCAGTTCCAAACGCATCAGGACGACGTTCCATATACTTCAGACCATCTGGACAGTTGGTCTTGATAAACCATGCATCACTATCCGTCAGGTAATGATTCACAGCAATGCCTTGTGGGAACTTCTTCGAGGCCCGAATTGCATTGATATCATTATTTGCTGTGCCAGACTGTCCAATAGACTCGAGAATCCGCATTGCATCAAACTCAAGAGCTGTAGGAATAATCAACTTCTGAGGCATAATAGCGATCTTAAGTCCACGATCAGTAGTGAACGCAGCAATGTCAATGCAAGCCTGCTCAAGAGCAGCTTCACTAAGATCTGCAGCAGTAGAAAGTTCATTCCGCCACGTTCCGCCGGACTTATTCGGATGATCAGTAGCACAAAGCTCCTTACCATCACTATTAGTTCCCATAGTATAGGTAGAAGTAAACGCACGATTAAGTACGTTAGCACCAATGATCTCTTTAGTCTGCCGAATAGAGAAGGCCAGAGCATTCGCACGACGCAGAGCAACCGTAACAGCTATACCATCTTCGTACATCTCACGAGTAATAATAAACCCAAGACCGTACGTTACATGAGTATAGCGGCTAACAAATCCCTGCTCCTGCTCATCATATGCAATCCCACCACCTTCGGTCTTCACCGCAGCAAGACCGAAACCAGTTACGCCGGCTTCCTCTTCGAAAGCCCTAGTAGAGTTAGTTTTCTCAAAAATATCCAAATACTCAATCGGATACTCTTTATACTTCTGTCCGAACCAAGTCTTTACACCAGGTACCAGATCTTTTGCAAAATTACTAGTAGTGATAATACCCATTTGTAAGCTCCTTTAAATGATGATTAAATAGTCAGATTAGATGTTAACTAATTAAACATCAGTAGAAATAGTCAGGCCAAGCTCATGCTCACCGAAGAGAACTTCCCACTTAGCATAGTTGCCAAGTTCATTATCTTCTCGATTAGCCAATCGCAAAATTCTACAGTTACCCGTAGTATCGGTTGCAGTATCACTTGAGTCAAGTTCCATCGCAGACTTGCCTGTAGCAGTCGAACCAGAACCAACTACAAAGTTAGCCGAAAGCCCAACCATTGCAGCAGTAATAGAGTTGGCATCACTATCTTCCTGAACCTCAAAAATAACCTGAGGATCATCAACTACCAGACAATACATTGCAGTAGATGCCGGTCGATAGGATTGATTCGGAGTATCAGGATGAGTCATCACATAAGGATTGTCGCCAAACGCAATCACGACACCACGAACAGCAGCGCCGGCAGTAGCCTGAGTTACAGTTGGATACTTGCCGGTTGCATCAGCAGCTCCAGCACCCTTAACTGCATCACCAATAAAAGTTGCTACTGCATCAGTAGACGGAATGTAATAAACATTCGCCTGCCCATTCCAGGGATTCCCGTTCAAATGCTTAACCGGCTTAAAGCCGAAAGGAGTATCAACATTAGCCATATCTTTACCTCAACAAAATAGTTTAAATTTTACGAAATCGTCACACTTCCAGACAAGCCATCTTTACCCTCGCTGCGAGAGCTTCGTTTAATTTGGTTTTCTACCGAACTAATCTTGGCTTGTGATTCGGCTTTGTCTGCCTCATAAATCTCTTCTGGGATCTCCATTAGAACAGCTCGCTGACCGCCGCCCACATGAGGATTAGCAGCACTTCCGATATTGGTCGGTCGTCCCAGTTTTGAATCCCCAACAGGTGATCCATCATCAACAGCGTTCCATCCAGCGTCCTTGAACATCTGAATACGATCCCCAGTATCATTCACGAACCGGCGCACGAACCCGGCCTTTTTCGGTGCAGTCAGGATATTACGTGATCCTAACGGGATTCTCTTTCTCGGTTGCTCAACCTTTTGACTCTCTGTTTTATTTGCTTGATCTGTCATTTTAAACCTCTGCTATTTAAGCTTGCATTCTTGCAATGTCATTGATGTATTGTTCTTCCGTCATGATTCCACCACGAACAAATTGGTTCATTATGCTAACTTGCTCAGGTGTCAGATCTGACTTGCTGAAAGTAGTAGCTGCACCCTTATTGTTCGAGCCTTTATCAACTGGCGAAACAGGTCCAATTGGTTTAGTCACATCAGCTGGTTTATTCATATCAGCAGGTTTGCCTGGAGCAGGTTTTGATGAGGCAAACTTTTCTGGAAAAACCTCTTGGACCTTATTCCGCACCAGCGCATAAATCCGTGGAAGTGGAGCCCCTACATATTGCTGAGCCACACTATCAGCGAACTGTGCCATTTCGTCATCTTCCAAATACCACTGATTATCCGTAATCCATTCATCATAAACTGGATTAGCAGCATCATCAGATTTGCTAGTATTCATTTTGGGGGCAGCAATATCTTTCTTCTTCTCCTCGATCTGCGCATCCAACTCTTCGACCTTATCAACATCAGCCAGTTCAATTGCAGATTTGCGTTCCTTCTTGAGTGCTTCTATCTCAGAAGTCAGCCGCTTAACGTCAGCTTGATAAACCCGCTCGTTGTGTTCTTTAAGTGCATTAATGGATGCCTGAACAGTACTCAGATTCTCCTTTAAGTCCTTATTGTGCTTACTCATCGCCTTCTGAATGTCTTTCGACCTCAGAATGTAAGTAACCGCATCAACAGCATCTTCACCTACATGATCAGCGCGCCAACCAAGTTGTGCAGCAAGTTCTTCTACAGATGGAGCAATCTTGGTTTGATCGGAATCAGCATTACCATTAAGAGGTTTAGTTTGATTGGAAGATTGATCATCACCAGATTTAGCTGCCACAACAGAATTGTCAGTCTCATTACTGGAGTCTGTTGCTTCTGTAGAAGAACTCCCAGGCTGCGCTGCACTAATAATATCTTCAACAAATTCTTCTGTCATAATAACACCTATTTAAAAGAGTAACCGAGCCAAAACATCATTGTCATTAATCAATACATAAGATTCGTCATCCCCACCAAGCATAGATACACCAGCATATCTGGAGTAACTAATCTTATCACCGACTGCTGCCCAGGCAGATCCGTCATCAAGGTCTTTCCAGGCCGTTGGGCCGACAGCAACTAATATTCCGATTGTGGCTGCCTGCTGTTCTTTTTCCCGAATTGTTTCAGGCAAATAGATTCCGCCCTTAGTCTTTTCTTCAACCTTTTCAGGCAGCACCAGCAAATGTCCACCAGTCGGAATAATACCAGATTGATTAATATCAAGATGTTCTGTGCTCATAATTATTACCCTTTTAAATAGTTGCTTTTATTAATAACCGCTACGTTCATCAACTTCGTTCTCTATAGACTCACCTTCGAAAGAAATATTAAGAAGCTGATCCAGACCGTTTATCTGACCAACTAATCTGTTAGTAAATCCATGTGTTGCTTCAGCTCCCATGCCTATACTATGACCATTGGCAAGCTGCTCAACTATGGATTGTCTAGTCTTTTTAAGTTCGCTAAAAAGCTCTCTTGTTACTGGATGATTCTTCCACTCTTGGAATTGTTCACTAGTTATCACTTGATAGCCTCAATCTAAATTGTTATTAATCTTGATTTACCTTCTCCAACTCTTTCTTTCGCTTATTTGCAGCAGCCACTACATTTCCAGCATAAAAAACATTCTTGGATGGCTTATCATCTTTATTTCCACCAAGTCCAATCGCCCGCAAGAAAGAAAATGCATCTTTCTTTTTCTTTTCTAACTCATCAGCCATATTATTCTTCTCCATTATATTCACGTTTTATCGTACTTTCTTTCAGTCCACCAGGTGCCTTACCAAGACTTTGCTGACTCCGACCAAGTTCAAGCTGTCCAGAGATTTGCTTATCCTTAAGGGCTAGATCAATCATATTATTGTCCATATCAGAAATTAACTTATCTTGTTCAAGTTGCTTTCCTGGAATAGTTGCTATGATCTGCTGAGTTTCTGCATTTAACTTGGCTACCTTTGCACTCAGTTCTGCAATCTCAGCCTGGAGTTTCTGCATAGCGAGTTGTTCAGCCGGATCAGGCGAATCATCCTGAGGCATGAACTTCTCAACATCTTCGATATCAAGTGCCAGCAGGTATTGCCGCAAGATTTCCTGATCATTTAATCCTTGACCTCGCAGTTCTAGCATGGCCTTCGCCTTAAGAAGCCGCTGCATCATGGTGGTGCTGTTCGGATCACTAACCGGTACAACATCGAAGTCTGCACTAGAGAAGTCAGCCTGAACAATTGCTTGCTGATCATCCAGGACAGCATTATAGGTCATTTGATCAAGATAAAGAGCATTCAGCCTCCGCAACTTAATAAACTCTTTATATTGACTACGATATAACCGCTTGTGGATGGCACTATAGACCTGCAGCCCTTGTTCAATAAGTGCAAGCACAGACTCAGCCGGAACATTCGCGCCTGGAGAATTGCCAGCCAGGATTTCGGTCATGCCTGCGAGTTCTTTACCACTCTCAATTAGCAAGCCGAGCAATTGGAAGAGGACATTACTTGGCTCACGTACTGGCATGGGAAAGATGTTCTTTCGCAGATCGTCGCCAGTAGCATCGACAGGTTTCCACTCGCCTGATTTGACCTGAATGGATTTGCCCCGGCCAAGCTTAAGCCCTCTCCCTAGGAAGCCGCTTTGTCGATTTGATAACGTCCCAGCATCCAGCAACTGATTAATAACTGTATTTATGGCTGAGTTGCTGCTCATCAATAGAGAGCCAAACCCCATGCCATAAAAGCCTCCATCAATCGCCGGCATGAAAATAAAGCGAGTAAAATACTGTTCAGGGATGATCTTAACAATCGGTCCATTCGGATCAACTACTCCAGCTTCGTCAGACTTGCGAATAATTCCATCTGTGGCAAACCGAGGAGAGATCCTTACTAACTTTTGTGATTGCTCATGAACAGTTACTACATACGGCTCTTGATAGCCATCCCCGTCCAGGTCGTACCAACGATGTTGCTCAAGAAACAAATGTGGAGTATCTTCATCTACGTCGGCAGTCTTATCGCTGGTTGCCTGTCCAAGTTCTGCTACATCAAACTTGGTAAAGATCCCAGAGTTGATACGTTCAACAATTTCGTTGTGGTACAAATAGATTCGATGTGTAACTCGTGGAGCCCTCTCCAGTGATTCGGCAAAATAGTTTACAACCAAATCATCAGCGAAGACTATCTGAGATACTGACTTCCGTTCAATCGAGTCGAAGTAACTCTTTTTGAACACACAACCGATTGCAGGCAACGTAAAAAGTAGCTGATCAACGCCTTCTTCCCAATCTTCCATTAGTGACAGAAGCTGGAAAGACATAAAGCTAGAAATTCGTTGAGCTTTATCGAACTTAGTGTTGTCTGGATCAGTCCCAACTACCTTGCCTTTGACAACCTCATTCCCTTTGATAAGTTCAGGATATGCACGGGCAGCAAACTGGATGCAAGCATTAATGATTAGTGGGTACTTAACATTGGCAACAACCTCACCAGCATAAACCTTTTTCTTTACGAGAAGCTTAGCAAGATCGATGATCTGCACATTAAGAGCTTCCCATTCTGTGCGGCTAGCCAGATCGAGCTTATAGCCTTCCAAGACTTTAGTAGTTATATCTGCCAGAACTTCCTTAGATTGTTTATCAGCAAGATTAGTGATGAGTACAACTGCTTCAGCTCGCAGAGCTTCTTTTTCCACCAAAGCAGTTGTGAGAGGATCAGCTTGAACTGGAGCAATAATGTCTTCAATTGGTTCCTCAGTTGCCCAGAACGGAACTTGACCCACCAGACTTGCCTGCTCATCGTCAGGGAGACTAGTTCCGGTATTCAAGGTTGCGTTTGTTCGTGTAGGCAGCTTCGCTGCTTGGCCAGCAATAATTGCATTCGCCATCGGCGTCGCTGGATTGCCTGGATTAACAAGTTCCTCTACAGGAAATTCAAAACCGTTAGTAGCCATTATATCATATCCTGCAGAGTAGAAAACGTAATATCAAGTAAAATAATGCCGAGTAACATGGTGCTAAGTGTAGGCGACTTCGTCGCTTGCTTAGTATCCTGTAATGACACTTGTATCTTGCTGGTTATACAATGTTGAGTCTTCCCACGCCTGAAACTCCCAATACGGTTTCGCAATTGCTCGCTTCAGTCCAGACATAACCAAGTACCGAGTGCAGTCCATCAAATGATCTCGGTCCTTAACAATCTGACCATTCTCATCTCTGCGATAAATTCTAAACTCACTAAACCAATTAACCAGCGAACCAAACACTTTCAGCCTGTTGGTACTCAACATTTGCCACACAGCATACAGGCCAGCCTCGACAGATTTGTTAGCATTCTCAAGGTCAAGACCCAACCCTAGGTATTGTTCAAAAAGTTGCTTTCCGTCATCTTGCGAACGTCCATGTGCAGCTGAATCAACTACGCCTGGAATCCATGTTCCCCGAGCCTTAATAGCATCCGCATGGATTAGTGGCAACTGCTGGCCCTGATAATATTCGCTATACAGATAAGTTATATGGCTGGTCGGATCTGTGGCTGCCCAAAGAGTTGCAGTCTTCTTCCAGCCAACATCCAGCGCATAGCAACGGAGCCAATGATCGGGAATGGCAAAGTCAGCGACTGTAATATTAGATTCTAGGATTGGATAAATTGCACCAGCCCCAAGCTGAGGTACACCTTTCGATCTAGCGTCTCGCTGATGAGGTGGCAAGGCTGCCCATAACTTATCTTTTTGTTCAGTAGTCAGGTGTGGTGCATCATCCCAAGTTGCCTGGATAAGGAACTTGCTACCTTCTTGATTGTCTTCAATTTTTCCGTTTGGCATGAACTGAAGAACAGTATCAGTTAAGCCCTCTAACGGAGTGAATGTAAGCATGATTAGGCCATTTGTCGTCATGGTACGGGTAATACATTCAGTGTAGATAGGCATTGGACATTCCTCGTCCAGCCAGATCAAATCCTGTTCTGTACCTTCGAACGACTTGCGACCTTCAGCATAAGACTTGATCTTAATCCGAGATATGCCACCAGAGATATGCTTAACCAATATCATATCTATGGCGTTAGCAACTCCGCCGGCTTTTGGGCTGGTCTTGATTATATATTTCTCAGGGATCAGGCCAGTTCCATATTCCTCGGGATTGCCGATAAGTTTATATTGAACTATGTCTCTGGCAGTTGTACTGGTCGTTCCACATGCCCAAATAGAAACTGGTTTGGTGAAACGCTTTCCAGTCCACCAAGCAGGATATCTTCCGGTGGCATGAAGAGTTGTTTCGTATGCACCAATTCCCTCGCTCTTTCCGATTCGGTTTGCGGCCATGATACAGCGTTCACTAAAACTTGAACCTGCTGCAAAGAACTGCATATGCTTAGGATAGTTGTGCCGACTTAGTGGGCCGTCATCTGGATAATATTGGGCAATCTTATTTTGCTTGATCCGGATGTTTTTGGCTTGCAATAGTCTGAGGTATTGCTCTTTTTGATCTCTATCAAGATGGGAAAGCTCCATCTTTAACCCCGTTTAATGTTGTGAAAGGGATCAAAAGATAGATCTTCTAAAATTGAGGGGTCTTCCAACAGAATGGGTTCTTCAAAATCATCATCAGAAATAAAAAGGCCTTGTTCAGTTGATTGGAAATCTTCCAGAGATAAGTCATCCTCGATAGTTGTTTCAGTCACATCTGTGGTTTCATTCACATCTGTCGGGCACGGAACAAAGGAGAGAGACTCAAAGCATGCAGTTTTTGCACCTGTTAAGTTGTTTTTTAAGGACTTTTTAATCTCTGGAAGATTTTTACCACTAGTGCGATTAATCGAGTCTTCTATGGCTGCTATCTCAGCATCGAGTTCTTCATCAGTTTTGGTTTGCAACGTCATGTCAATGTTCAGCCGATCTGGAGCCTTATATCCATTGCGATCTAGAACATCTTTGGCTGCATTGAACTGGACGGATGCTGGAACAGATTTGCGGGAACCCTTATCTAGAAGGTGCTCAAAGGTTGCAAGCGCTTCTTTGTTGAGGCTAACCAACTTTTTGCGAACGTCCAAAGTTGCTTCGTGCGCGCGATCTTGAAGGCCATTCAAGTAGGCTTGCCCGAGAGGTGATCTGAGTATCGTAGATACGGAGGATTGAGCCATGCCAAGACGCTCAGCGATCTCCTGGTTTTTGTACCCGTTGAACGCCATCTGGATAATATTTCTATGTTGGCTCTTTAACTCTTTAAGCATGGTTGGCAGTATAGCAGTTAATTGTGGTAAAATGGATGGCCTAAACCTTTTTAAATGGCCTTATCTTAGCGAAACATATTATGGTAGAAAGGTCAACATAAAAATGCGTAAGGACTTAATTTTCCTGCTTTTTCCATAATGCCGGCAAACATATTGAGCCTCCTATAATATATGGTGGCTGCCAAGTTTGATAAAGTTATTAAGTTTCTATGTAAGACAAGCTGAAAGTTGCTGGCAATATAATTGTTCCCTGCCTGACTGTTCATAAGTGAACGTGGCTGTTACTGGTGTAAATTGACGGCAGTTCAGATATGCTTGTATCCGCAAATTATATGAGAAACCCTAATTCACTACACAGGAATCGAGGCATCCACACACGGGCA